AAGTCTCAGCTTGGTCACTAATCTTAGTCAATTCATACTTACCGCAGAATTTCATAAAGTGTATTCCAACTTGAGGAGTTGTAGTTACACGTACACTTTCCTTAATCCTTGCATCCACTAAGTCTTTAATCTCTTGCGGTTGTGCTGTCAGGTCAATCAGTACACGGTTGCGTTCATAATCATCTTTTACCCTATGCTCAACGTCATTGTGGTCAGCCCAGCGTTGCAACATTAGATTGTTCCAACTGAAGCCCATTTTATGTCTATCAGCATAAGCCTCAGTCAATCCAACTTTGTTCTTAGTACCTTTCTCACGTACCCCGGGATAAGCACTGAACACATTGTCAGAGCTATCACCACGCATACACTTCATAAAAAGATGCCATTGTGGGTCACCTAATAGTTTGGGTTCTTTGGTTTTCTTATCTACTACTAATCTACCCTTTTCATCATGGTATCCTTCGAGGGTGATGAATTGATTTGTGATACCGTTGTATTGGTGCACGTTGTCACTAATAAGTTGAATGTAATCAGTATCAGAACTAATAATGTAATGCGTGTCATTTGGGTGCAAGTGAACAAAACGGGCAATCATATCATCAGCTTCAGCCCGTTCGTGCCTGAGTACTGATACGTTTGTTTTTTCTTTTAGAAACGTAGTGAACTTTTCATAAGTATCCCAAAACATTTCATTTTCTTCTTTCTCAGCCTCAGTCTGCGCTAGTGCATCTACTACCCTATTTTTCTTATAGGGCTCGTAATGATCCTTACGCCAGCTACGGCCTTCTAAGCAGAATACAACGTGATCGGCTCCGAACTTGCGTACAACTTGATTGACTGATGCAAGTGTAAGATGTAGTGCCATTCCAATCTTCTCCCAAGTGTCGCTATTGCGTGAAGCAATGTGTCGTGCCCGAAAGAAGGTATTTGCAGTGTCTACGAGTAAGTACTTCATTTTTTATAAAGGTATGTGTTAATATACATATATTATACACTATGATTGATTTATTGTCAACTTACCTCAGTACGGCCATCACCTAAGTTTTTAGTACGGACCACACGTAAGTCACGGTTTGTAGGATCAGCTTGTTGTTGCTCGTAGACCTCGAGTGCAATATTTCTACAAACTGTTTGAAACCAACGATCCACCAACACGTTGTCTGTGTCACTATCTTTTTGTTTATAACCTGCACGAATCAAATTTAAAATGAACTTCTCATTCCAATCTAATTCAAATGCACCGTTGTTAACATCATTCGGGTCAAGTTCCATACTCAGTATGTTGATGTACGGCTCACCTGCTGCCGTTGCTTTTTCTTTAGCAGTAAGTTCGGGTGCAACTTTCTTTTCTTTAACCTTCTTTGGTTCAGGTTCAGATTTAACTTCTGGCTTCTTAAATAAATTCTTTATTTTTTCAAACATTTGTATCTCTCTAGTAATTTAAAGCTGGCAAGATTCTTTGCCTTCGATTCGCACATCATATCAAAACTATCAATGAATGTCAATGCCCAATCGTTCACTGCTTCGTTCCAATAGTAATCACTATGTGCCCGAAGTTTCTGTTTACTGTACCCCGCTTCAATCAACGCATCATGGGCGGGACGTTCGTGTCGGGAGTGTTCAACAAGACAATCTTCCCTACTGACAGAATAGTGTAAAGTAGGGCGAACACCACGCCAACTGTCAATAACCCTTTTAACACGGTCATCAGTAGGTTCGATGTATTCCCCTTCACGTATCCAGTGATGGTGAATGTCCATGACCGTAGGTACGAGGTCAGATAATGATAAGCAGTCAGTAAGTCCATGTGTGTATTCCTCATTTTCTAATGTTAGTGTGTTTCTCGCTTCTGGCGACAATCTATTGTACACATCCCTAATGCCTTGTGGGCCACGTCTACCAGAGATATGTACGTTTACTTTGAAGTCCTGAAAACTTTTGCCATAGCCCATCCAACGAACCATGTCACAATGATATTCAAATTCTTCAATACTCTTATTTACTACCTCGTCACGGTCACTAGCTAAAACTACGAATTGGTCAGGGTGAAAACTAAGACGAACATCATTAGCCCTAGCTGTCTCACCTATTGGTGCGAACCAACGTTGTAAACTGTTTTGTACATCAGTGCTTTGCCAAAATTCTTTGTAACCATCCATAGTATAAAAACTAAACATATCACTAGTCAAGCGTAACATACGCAATCCGGGTTCTAGTGTAGCTACTTTCTTAACAAGTGCGTGAGTATTCATAATGTTACGTTTAGCAACATCCATAATCTTTTCTTCTACTACATCACGACTGTTACGCTTTGCCCAAGCTTGTGTAGTGCCACCTGTGTTAAGGCCCTCGGCTGAAACAATCTCACCTTTGTGATTGATTTCTGCCCATTTACAAGCAAAACCAATGCGTTTAATGTTAGTGTCAAAAGAGTGCATAGAAGTCCAAAGTGATAAATAATAATATACAGTGTAACATATTTACGCAATAAAGTCAACTATTTACGGATACCACTATGAGAATAACTGAAGTACTAACAGAATCTAGTAAGATTTGCCCACAATGTGGAATGAAGGGTTGCACGTGCAAACCTGGAACTTGTAAATGCAAACCAAAGCCTGGTTATCCAAAGAACATTGATGAAGCCGCAAATCCTGCACAACAAGCCGCTATTGCTATTGCTAAAAAGAAAGAGCAAGGAATAGATGAGGCTGTGGACTTCTCGAAATATCCTATTAAAGTTTACCAAAACAAGCAAAGTGGTAAATTTATTGCCTGGGTAGACATTAAGAACGGTGATAAAATATTCCCTAATATATCCGCCGATACCAAAGAAGAAGCAGAAGCAAAACAGAAAGAACAAATTGAGAATGTTTTGGACAATAGAAGCGCGGGTGCAAAAACTGTAAATGCTTTCAAAGCATATGCTAATGGCCCGTTTGGTAAAGGAATTTTGAGTAAACGTGATAATGAACCTACATACATTAGAGTAGAAAACAGTGTTTTGTATATAAGTACAAAACCATTACCAGGATTTAAGCCTTGTTCTGCTACTGACCGTCATGAAGTATGGATCATTCTAACTAGGAAAGAATTGGATAATGGTAAATTAGAACCGGGAACACGATATAGACCAACTGAAATTTCAACAAATAATCCAGATGTTCGTGCATTTAAATTATCTGAATACAATAAAATATTACATTCAGGTGATAAATCAAGTGATAGTGACGGCCCTTTATTTGTTATTCAATATTCAGGACGTAGTAAAACAGCGGAAGATGTGACGGAAGATTGGCAAAAGACCAACAAGAAGGACAAAACTGATGGTATGAGTAAAAAGGCTGTTAGTGCTTATCGTAGAGAGAATCCGGGCAGTAAACTAAAGACTGCGGTAACTACTAAACCAAGTAAACTCAAAAAGGGTAGTAAAGCCGCTAACCGTCGTAAAAGTTTCTGTGCAAGAATGGGAGGAATGAAAAAGTCCCGAGCAAGTGCTAAGACTAAACGAGATCCAGATAGCCCAATCAATAAGGCACTACGCAGATGGAACTGTGAAAGTGTACAGCAGATGGAAAAGTTAGTAATGATTGCAGAACAATTTGTACGTAAGGCTAAACTTTAAGTAGTTCATCCATAGTATACAGATTCCGCATATAGGGTGATACATTTTCTAGTACACTACTAGCAATGTCACCCTTTCTTCTTGGGCCATATTTAACATCAATATCAATATCGTTTACTTCCATAAACTTATTGACAATCTCTTTTACAGTATATCCCACACCGTGACCCAAACATTCTACACCATTACTGGGTTTCTCAATAGCTTGTTTTAATGAATCACATATTTCATTTACGTGAACATAATCACGTATACAAGTACCATCAGGACTTACATCATAATCATTGCCAAATACAGTAAACTCTTTTGATTGCATAGCCATAATTAAATTGTACATTAACCCATCGGGGTTAGTGGGAGCAAAGCCTTCGCTTCCAATAACATTATAAAATCTAAAGATTGTATATGGG